CTAGTTGTATCATCAACAGTATGGGTATAACCACCACGATAGAACTCATCGTAGTTTGCTATATCTTCATCTACTGGATATCTTACTTGTGAATAAGTAGCACCAGATTTAGCAATACTGATACCCCTATTTAATTTATAAAAGTAAAACAGCCTAGCACCACCTGCTGGTCCCTCTTCTACATTAGGTGTTTTAAATAAATAATATGCCATTGTTCTCCTTAATGAACTTACTGTAAGACACTGCAACGTATTCGCCGTATAAACAGTGTCTTACCGTCAATCAACTAAGCAGCGATTGAAGAACCTGATTCGATTCTGTATAGAGCCTCTTCGCGGTAGCGAGCAAAGCCTAGTACGCCGTACCAGCCCATTGGGCGATGACGCATCAAGCGGTCCACTACTGGTCCGATTACTGTGTGTGGCTCTTCTGCTACAGCCTCAGCAAGTGCTTGCTGTCCGCAAATAATTGTGCGGTATACGCTGTTAGCAGCGGTTCCACCAGAACCATCTGCAGCCTTGTACATACGTGGAGTCTCTACGAAGTATGCTCCGCCGTATACACCGATTTCTCCAGCCCATACGCGGTCTTGTGAAGCACCGTATTGGTTTGGTACTAACCAGTTACCTGTGTCAGTAGCAAGGCGGAAATCGTGTGATACCTCTGGGTGAATACCAGCCCAGAAGTTTGTACCCTTACGAGGTACTGCTTTGTTAGCACGTAGTTTTGCAACTGCCTTTAGAACGTTAGCAGAACTTAGAGTTGCTGCTGAAGTAATTGTTGCAGTTGAAGTTGCTGTTGAACCTGAATAGATTACGTTTGAACCACCACGCAATGTTGTCATTGCGATAGAGTCAATAGAATCTGCAAGGTTAAATGCAATGATGTTAGCAATTGCTGGGTCTACATCTGCAAGAGAGAATAACTCTAATGCACGAGTTACCAATACTGAGTTACCATACTCTGAAAGAGTAATGGTTACTGAGGTTGGTGTAGACAGCGCCACTGAATCGACATCATCTGTCTCTGTCAATGGTGATGTTGCTGTTGAAAGGTCAACGTAGCGTTGTAGAACAACTGTTGAACCTGGGATTGCTTGTCTTGCTGGACGCTTATCTGCAACTGAACGAATTAGTGGTTCAGAACGGAGAGCGAATTCAAGAAGACGGTCATACGCCTTTTGAACTAAGCCAGCAGAACCAGCGGTTCCTCCAAGAGAGGATGAACCTGTGGTTGTATAATTTACTGTAGGCATTTCGTCACCTCCAAGTGACTATGAACGGAATTATTATTGTTGTGACCGCAATAATGCAATTAACTCATCGGCAGATTCTGCACTGTCGATTCTTGAATTAAAGTCTTGCTCACGGTCTGGTGTAATAGCCCCTTGAGTAACTACATCCTGTTGGCGTAATGCCGCAAGGGATGCGTTATCCGCATTAGACTGAGTAGGAACACTAATTCCAAATAAATCTGCGTTATCGTCAAGCCAGTTAGAAACTGTATCTTCGTTAACATCATCTAAATCTTTTAGTACTAGTCTTGCTGCTTTAAGGTTTACACCTTTTTTCTCTAGGACTTCCTTGACGACTCGCTCACGCTGCACCTTGGTTAAACCCTCAAGTTGCTCAGTAAGTTCCTTGATACGCTTCTCATCTGCACGTTTGGCTTTTCTTAGTTTCTTAACTAAGTCATCACCTTGCAGAGGTGTATCGTTATCTTGGTCTTCGTCTTCGTCTTCCCAGTAATTGTTGCTCATAGCAACCACCCTTTCTATTCGTTGATTAGTTCGTAGACCACAGTTCAGTTCGGGGAAACTGGCTGGCTTCTACTCCCAGACTTATACACCTCACGGGGCTGGTAGGTCCGTGTAGGGAATCTATTTAGAAGTAACCTGCAGAACTAGACCTACGCATGTAGGTAGTTGATAGTCCAGGTTGTGCTACTCCTGATGAACCTTGGAAGGCTGCTTTTTCACGCTCTACCAATTGTTCTTTTTTGCGTTTAGCAGATGCTAACCCTTTAAAGGTTGCTTGCTCTGCCTCTGTTTGACCGTAAGTAATTCCTTCTTCATCATAAATCTGACCTAACTTAGTAGCAGTAGGTAACTCTCCTGCAATGGTTTCATAACCAACCTGTGCCTGCTGTCTAGTAACACCAAATCTAGCAAGGTCTTCAGCAGTAGTAGTAGTGGCTGCTAATCCTTGACCTATTGCAGCACCACCAATTTCAGCAGCAGTTGCCTTTTCTTTAAGGTTTACTAAAGCCTTCTTAGGGTCTAAGAAATACTTAACAAGGTCTGCTTCACCAATACCATAGAATTGTTGGAATGCACTTTTAGTTGCTGGGTCAGCCATCTTAACTCTATCTACAGCAGTAGATACTCTGTCGGTAAATTCAATAGCAGATACATCAGCACCAATAACATCGGCTATTGCTGATTGTTTAGTAGCCTTATCTACACCAAAATAACTTTCAAGACCATATGATTTAAGAGTCTTTGTGTAATCATCTTCTAGCGCTAAGTACTCAGCCTCGCTTAATACATTCAATCCAGCAGTACGTCTTAATTCATTTCCTCTGAATCTTGCAATATAGGCTTTGTTATATTTAGGGTCAGTCTTCAGGGCAAGGGTTGCCTCTTCTGGCTCATACCCTTCCTTCATTAAAGTTTCTATTACGCTAGATAAGTCATCTAAACCATACTGAGCAAAGACACCTTTAAGTAAAGCAAAAGCATTTCTAGTGCCTTTATCTATATCAACATTTTTATTACCACTAGCATCTCCACCAGTATTTACATTAGTATTTACATTAGTATTTCCTTTGGGAGTTACTTGTCCAGTATCTGGATTATATACATAACCAAGGTCCTCATATTGTTTTGCAACTTTTTCTGTTTGAACATCTATACCAGCATAGGCTTTTTCAAATGCTGCTCGTGTTTTTGGGTCAGATATCTGTGAAACTAAACTTCTTGATTCTTCATAAGTAGATTTAGCAGTAATGGTTGGTAAAGGGACAGCCCCAGTTTTTATTATTTCTTGTGCCTTTGCTAGTCCAGTATCAGCCTGAACGGCTGCTAATGCATCTCTAACCGCTTTTTCTTCTGCGGACATTTTAGATTTTTTAGTTGCCATTATGCTATCAATCCAAAGTTACGAAGAATATTGTTGGCATATCCAGCAGCAGTCTCTAGAGCATTTGAAGTATTACCCCAACGTGGGTCCTTTTTAAGGACACGTTCAAATTCAGTCAAGTTCATTGCTCCTTTATTTCCGTTATTCTTAAGTGCTAATTGAATGGTTGGATTCAATGTATCAACTTGGTTTTCTGGTATCTCTAAAATCTGACGCATTGCATATTTATAGTTAGCAGATAAATCATCAAGGTCAACATCTTCAGATAGAACATCTGCTAGGTTAGAATAGGTAGCCTTAGATATAGCAAGTATCTTTGCATTAATTGCTTTAGTATTGTTTTCATTATTCTTTAATGAATTTGCTACATACTTCAAGGCATCTTGATTAGTTAGTGTTACGCCATACTTCTTAGCATAGGCTAGTGTGCTATTAACTGCTTGAGCAGCACCTGAACCACCCTTTAATACTGTATCAATATCAGAGCCATCAAGTGCTTTGCCAGCAATTTTACGCTGTAGTTGAAGTATATCTTCAGCATCTAATTGATACTCACCCGTGGTTACCTTTGAGGTACCACCAGAATCTGTATCTTTAGTAGTAGTAACTTGAGCATTTTTCTTTTCTAGTGCTCTTAAATCTTTGTAGTATTTGTTTAGTTCTTCATCTGTAGCGGCTCTTCCTACATAGTCTATAAAGAATCTATTTAGGTCAGAATCTGCTTCATCCTTTTTAGTTACATACTCATTGTAATCTACCTGTGGACCACCAAGGCCAGCACTCTTAAGGTCTTCCTGTACATATTGAAAAAATGACTTTGGGTTAATATTCTTATTAATCTCTAAATCATTTACCATTGCCTTAGTATGTTTTTGTAAGGCGTATGATAATGCTTTGCCAAAACTCTCACTAGTAGTATCAAGTCTATTGTAATCGTTCTGAGGGATTCTAAGACCAGCATTTCTTAAGTCATCAAATAAACCCTTAAGACCACGAGGAGATTTAATAGAATCTTCTATAACTCTTTTTCTTACTCCATCAAAATTAGATGTAGAAGGCGCATAATCATTAACAAGTTGGCCAGGCTTATCTTTCATAAATAATGGAACTTTAGTTTGAGGTCCTATGTAAATATACTGTTGAACCTGACTATCACCTTCAGTACCACTAACCCAACTACCACCAGTACCAGGGTCAACTGTTACCTTTAAACCTTTAGCATTAACATCTTTTACAAACTCATTATCACCCTCATATGGCTTAATGCCAGGAGTACCACCATCTGCAGTTATCTGTGCCGCTTCTAAGGTTTCAATCTCTGCTTTTAGTTTTGCGGCTTTATCTCTCTGAAGAGTTTCTTCCGCTCTTGCTTGTTCTTTTTTCTTATCTTCAATTTCTTTAGTTCTTTTTTCTTTTGCTTTAGCATCTGCAATAGTAGATAACTGAACACTAATTGATTCTATTTCAGCAATACGTGCAGTAACCTGAGCATCTAATTCAGTTAATCTAGCCTTTGCTGCATTGTATCTACTAACAGCACTTGGTCTATCATCATCATCCCAAATAGCCATATCCTGACGCTGAAGGTCCATATCCCGCTGGTCACGGGAATTTAATGCTTTAAGACCTCTTTGCTTGTCTCTTAAATCACGTTCTGTTAATTGAGCCATTAGTATCCTTTATATGCTTTAGCGGTATAGGTATCGCGTGAGTAGTAACCAAGAATTGATTTAAATATTGCTCTGCTTGCTTCTGTCAAGACAGCATCTCCAGTACTTAAACTTGCAATTAAGTTCTCTACTTCATTTCTGAAGTTTCTTTTAATATCAGCAAAGTTTTCTGCCTCACGAAGTGAAGCATCATTAGCCAAAGATACAAACTGACGGACTCTTGATGTAACCATTGCTAGTCTTTGACGTGTTCCAACTGGCATATTAATAGATGAATCTTTAATCATCTCTTCAAGGTTAGACAACATATTTAGTTCTGTTGCTACCTCATTACCACCAGCCACAAGGGCTGCCTCAAGTAATGGATTAGATACCTTAAGTAAAGCACGCTGTCTTGTTGCTTCAGCAATCTTTGCTCTACGAGCACTAATGCTAGGTGTTGACCTTAAGAACTCTTTTTCTTCTTTAGCAATATCGTAATAGGCTTGCTTGTCCTTAGCCACCAAAACATCTAGGTAGTATCTCTCTAAAGACTTATCCTGAAGTAGTCCTGCTGCCTCTAGATATGCATAGGTAGGGGCATCAAACTCTCCTGTATGTGGTGCAAATATCCAGGCTGCCTCACCATACTTTTTAACATTGCTTTCATTCTGTATAGCCCAAGACTTAACAGCCTTAGTCTTCTGAATAACTACGTTAGTTTGCTTCTCATTACGAGCAACTGTATAGATTAACTTACCTGGATTCTTACCTACAAATGTAGCAACTGCTAACTCATATGGGTCTTGAACATCACCCTTATATTTCTGAGTTACTGCATTAACTAGGTCATAAAACTCTGGACGTAGTCCTGTTATACCCACCTCTTTGAGGTAGTCTGGAACGTTAATACTCTCTTGAACTGATGGTGCAATTGGTGAGAATAAACCAATAATATTACGCATAACAACTACGTTATGTGCAGATATTCTAATTTGCTTTAAGTAGTTGTATTTATCCTCTGCTGATGCATTAGGGTCTAAGTACTTAGCCATCTGCTCATCAGTACTAAAGGCTTGATTGTAAGCAATAGCCTGCATAGCAGCAGTAGATTCTTGCCTATCCTTTTCATCTTTAGGTACTATTGAATATAGTTTTTGCAATGATGAAGGAACTAAAGCACGCATTACTGTCATACCATCGCCTATATCACCAAGGGCGTAGTTATCTAACTCTTCTGATAACTCTTTGGCTGGTGGTACTTTACCCAATAAAGACTTCATAGTTAGCACGCTTAGTGCACCAATAGGTCCAGATAGCGTGGGCATACCAGCATCTGGGCTGAATGAAGGGTTAGCCAAGGTTAGTTTAAATGTAAACTCATTAAACTTTGGTTGCTTGAAACTCTGCTCACCTGGTCCTAATGCACGAACTGTGGCATCTACAACGCCAAATATAACGTTGTCTGTTGGCATCATAATGTATGGTTCGCCATTGTTATCTTTATATACGCCACCTGCAGCATCTAAACCAAGGTGCATTAATCGCATACGGTATAGAACTCTAGGTCCTATATCTTTTAGACGGTAAATTCTGCGCCAAAAATCCTCAGTGGCACGGTAGTAGCGACCAGTATTACGGACTGCTACAGCAAAGTTAGTTCTAACATTAGGGTTATCAACAAACTTTAATACAGAATCTGCTGCTTCTTGAACAGATACTTCTGTTATAAGTTTCTGAGCATGCTGTTTTGTATCCTCTAGGATTGCTGATTTAACTTTATCTCCTAGAACTTTACCTTCGTCTTCATACTCTTTTAGTTTGTCTAAGTAAAGTTTTGTAGCCATTTGTTTTTCTAATGCAGCATAATTTTTGCGTACATCTAAGTACTTAATCATTACTACTGGTTGACGCAGGATACCTGTTACTTGGTTATCCATTAATTCCATCATACCGTTGCCTAGTTTGGCATAGGCACTTTCCATATCAGAAATACCTGGACCTTCAAGGGTAGTAAACAATTTACCTTTAGGTTGATAGCCTTTAGTTAACTCTTCAAACTCTTCAAATGTTATTCTTTGTGCTGCCTTTTGAGCCTTATTGGATACTCTGTTTCCAGACTCTAATTCTTCTTTTACTATATCATCGTAGGTAGATTTTAACTTATTAAACAATGCTTCATTGAACCCTGATGCACTACCGTGGAAAGTCTGACGCATATCTAGTAGAACACGGTCAATTAAAACCTCAGCAATTTCCATATCATCTAGTCCTTGCAAACGCAAAGCGCTAGTATGGGCTGTCATATTTAAAAAGTCTTTTAGTGCTTCTGGGTCTTTAACTGAGTGTGTAATTTTTACACCTAATGTAGGTATTACATCCTCATCAAATCTACCAAGTAGGTCTGTATTTTTTCTTAGACCTACGTTTTCTAATAGGTAAGTTTTAGCACCAGCAAAGTCACGCTCTGTTCTTAAGCCTTTGCTTAATACAAACGCAGCAACTGGATTAAACTTATACTTCTCACTAATACCTTGAATCTTTCTAGTATTACCATAGAAGCGTTGCACAAAATTTTCAAAATGAACTAAAGAAACACCACGACCTGCAAGGGCTTGAAGTGAAGCCAACTTCTCTGTATCTATTCTTTGACCAGTTTTACCTTTAGCCAAATCTGGGAAAAGACCTACGGCTATATCAAGGTTACTCATATTAACTAACTCTTCAGCAACCTCAGTTGACTGACGTCCAACAAGGCTTGCTCCTGCAGCAATAGACCTGGTACCTGCAGTTAGATATTGTGAGTTTAAAGTTAATCCTTGTATTAAGAACTGAACTTCATTATCATTTAGTTTACCAAGAAAACCTTTACGGTTCATTGCCTCAGTAATATATTGGGCTTGGGCTAACTTACGCTCTAAAGATGTTAGTTCTTCTGGCTCTTTGCCAACTGTATTAGCGTAATCGCTAATCATTGCCAATCTTGCATCTTTATCGTACATATCAGCAGGGGTTTTTCTACCCATTGCTCTAGAAATCTTAACTCTTAACTGTTCACCACTCCTAGAACCAGAGTATGCAGCAGCAATTCTGCCCATTCTATGACCTTTACGGTCTAAGTATTGGAATAAATCCTTAGCAGGTGCTGTCAGATAGTAAATAAAACCTTCATCAATGCTGCTTCGTATACCTAAACGTGGGAAAAGTGTAAACAAAGACCAGAAATTAACAATTCCAGTTGCTAATGCGCTACTTGTAGCGCCACCAAACATAGCGGAAACTAATTTTCCTCTGTTTGCTTCATAGGAATACTGTGCTAGTTGTTGATAATCAAGGGTAGATATTGCACCACGCTCTTGAAATGGGTGGATAATACCTTCTGAGTCAAATTTTACTGCATCGCCATCTAGTTTAACACCAGCCTTGGATACAACATTTTCAAAACCTATAGGAACATCTAATTTTTCAGTAACTGCTACACCAACTGAAGAACCATATTTTTCTTCAAGGGTTTTTCTTATGTAATCTCTACCCTTTTCTGTGCCTTCAATTCCCAAACGTTGCATAATTGCAACATCAAGGCTACGAAGCATAGCAACTTGGTCATTTGCAGTAGAGTTAATAAACTTAACAGTTAAAGCCTCTGACAAATCCTTTGGCAATACCTGACGTGCTGTATCTCTAAAGACGTTTGCAGTTTTAATAGACTGGTTACTGTCAGTAACATTAAGTTTAATCTCTTTATTTTGTGGAGTACGTGCTAAAAGAAGAGAAACTTTTTCTTTAAGATTCTTACGGGTAAATTTTGTAAAGTCTATTATTTCTGGACCTATTAACTCAGCCTCACGGGTAGAACCTGCTTTAACAAGTGACTTTGATATTTCATCAACTGACTTAGCAATTTCTTTAGTAGTACCAGATGCAGGATTTAGGAAATTACTTAGTGCTTTTTGAGCACCAGTAGTTAACCTGCGTTGGTTTCTTGCAGTGGCTATACCATTGCGGAAGAACTGAGCACCCTCAACTCTACCTGCCATAAACATAGATAGATTATCAACATTTGTAAAAACTGTTTGAGCACGACTAGCATTGACAACATTGTTTCTTTCTAGGAAGTCAATGGCCTCATCGTTGTTATAACCAGGAAAACGTCTTTTAATATCATTACGTATTCCAATTTTAGCAATCTCATCTGGCTCGGCATTAAGTCTTTTAATTTCAGGACCTAGTTGGTCATCCCATAACTTAACTACATCTTTGTTGTCTCGGAATATATCTCTTACTCCAGCAACACCAAACTGCTCAATAGTCTTACGCATTTGAGTACCAGTTTGATTAGCCATACCAAGTACTCTGCCTTTAATAGCAGCGCTTACACCACCAGTAACATAAGTTAGTGGGTCAACTGCAATTTGATATATAAAATCTATAGGACCAGAGATGCCTTGTATTCCAGTAGCACGGCTAATATCTCTACCTGGAGATACTTGTGCATTCTTAACGCCATCCATTACTTGCTGAAATGCTTCTGGATTATTATACGCTTCTTCTAAAGCATCTAGCATTTTTGGATTTATTGCACCACCAGCGCTAGCAATAATCTCTCCTGGTTTTTTACCAGCAATTAAACCTTTTGCTATCTCTACTTTTTCAACACCAAAATAATCCATAGCATTTGTTAATGCTCCTTGGTCATAAACTCTGCGACCATCCCAAGCATCACTAAATGATTCTTTAGTAAATAAACCTTCACCTTGTGCAGCCTGACGGGCTAGTAGGTAGGGTGTATTAATTGCTCTATTGAAAACACCAGCAGCCTTAAACAATAAAACTAATGGACTCTTAAGAACTGTAAATCCAGTTTTTATTGCACCAGTAAGATAGTTACTAGCACCTGGTTCTGCTAATTGATAATCTGATTCTGGAAATAAAAACTTTAGTTTTTCTTGAGCACTAGGGTCTAAACCCTCAAATTCTTTACGGGCAGCATCAATAGGTAATTGATTTAATTTTTTATTTTTTTCAACAGTCCAACTAAATTGTTCTAATTGGGTTCCCTGTTCCATAGGAATATTTGCGGCTTTAGCAGCGGCATAAAGGTTGGGACTAGCCTTGGCTACTATTGGATTAAGACGATATGCCATTAGTACCCTTCGTCAAGTAAACTTCTATATATTAATTCTGCATCACCAGATGGGTCGTATGGGATTAAGTTTCTAATTACTTCTTGGATTGTATATGAAGGATTAGGCAATGTCGGCTTTGCTTCTGAGCCAGGTCCAGCACCTATATCAACTCCAGATGTAATAGGTTCATTAGGACGTGCAGTAGGGGCTAACAATGGTGTTGGCATTTCCATTTGTGGAATTGGATTACCAGCCATAGGTGCTGCTACTTGATTGTCGTAGGTTTGTTGTCCTTGTCCATATGGTAATCCTGGAATGTAGGTTGCAGGTTGTGTTGGACCCCCGTCAGTACGTTGACTAAGAGAGCCAGGGCCTGATACTGGGGCTGGGTTATTCGGTTTTCTATATCCACCTTGCTGTGCCACACTTCCTCCTACTTAGTAAATTGTGTTTTAATGTTTGCGGTACCACCGCACCACACGTTATATTCAATTGCTATATTAATTGCTTTCTTTGCTGCACCAGATGCTTTAGCGTGGGTTTTAACTTCAGACTCCATTGCTGCTAATGCACCAAGGGCTAATGTTCCACCAGAACCTATAGCATACAAACCTTTGTCATCCCTCATATATCCATAGTCATCACTAACTTGGAATATCTTTCCATTAAAACAAACTAATGCGTCCCATCCAGAATCATCATCATTCTTTGTTTTAGGTGTTGGGTCATACCCACCATCTATTATGGTTTGTTTCATAGATGGCAATACCCTAATCATCATAAATCTATCTGGGTCTTGCGTCTTAATTACTTTAGGTGGTTGCCATAAGTTATTTAAGATATCTCCTACAATTGCATCACCTGCAACTGCAATTAGATACTCACCAATTTTAACTATTTTGTCGCAGCCTTTGGCTACGTATGGTCTATCTTGGTAAGAGGTTACTGTATCTGCGCCAAGCACAGCCCAACCTTTTCCCTGAATGCCTACTATTGCAGTCATAGTCCCCTTCTAACTTATCGCCTTACAACTGTCCTTGCACTTGCACTAGCCTGTCCGCCAGCGGTTAAACTAGATAAAAGACTTTGTAGTCCACCACCTTGTGCTGCAGCAGGTGAGATGCCTCCTACTGGTGCAGCGGGAGCAGGGGACGTTTGCTCAACCTGAGTAGCGCCAGCAGGAGGTAATTCTTCAGGTTTAAATATTTCCTCAATTGCGTCTTCAATTGCTACTCCCTTTTGACGGGCTTTAATTACATCAGCAATCTTCATAACAATATCGCTTGGGTCGCCACCTTGAGATGCAATCTGTGGAATTGCTTGCGTATAGGCTTGTAGTGAACCCATCAAAGAGTTACGCATCTCTTCAATTTCAATCTTCTCTTGTTCTTGAGTTACGTTGATACCAAATGGTAGTTCACGCATAACCATATCTTTAGAAATAATTTTAGCGCCTAACGCCTGTAGCATAAAGATAAGTCCCTGTGCTGGATTAAGTCCTGCCAACATTCCATAACGGACATCGGCTGAGTAATCCTTCTTAATATCTTTTGAAGGCTTGTAATCAATGCTATATGGAGAACCAGCATCTACACCACGGACTGTCTTGTCAAAATCAAAGTATGTCTCATCAACCTCAAAACAGATTGAGATAACATCTTTAAGTGCTGAAGCAAAGATAGCCTGAGCGGACTTAACTTGTGTATCAAAACCACCCATAAGGGCTTGAACACCCTGACCAGTAATAATGCTTGCATCAAGATTACCAGTACGTGATTCTGGATAACGAGTTCCAGTTCTTAGTTCTTGCTGTAGTAATGTTTGTTCAGTAAATGCACCATTAGGTATAGGCAGTTCAACACGGCGAACACCTGCTGGGTTATTTGTGCGGATGATTGAATCTCCGCCAAACTCAATTTCTTGAACATCTTGTGGAACAACAATTGGTGATTGAACAGATTTCTCTGCTGCTTCCATCGCAAGTAATGCGAACCTATTACGAAGCAGTTGGATACCTAGAACATCATCAAACTGTCCACGCATTTCACCATCAACAGTTGGACGTCTAGCAACAACAACCATCATCTTTCCAAGTGGATTAACCGCTTGAGATAGAACTAGGTTATTACGGCTAGGTATATAAATTAATGATTGGTCTTTATCGTAATAACGAACAAAGTCAACCGTTGCATTTAAGTCCTGGCGATAGCCTTCTCTACCCAGAAGTTGCATTTCATATTCTGGGAATTGAGATACCAATTCTGCAATTGATAGTGAGTATCTTTTAGCGAAGGCAATGCAGCGTCCGTAGCGGTCAAACTCTGGGTAAGCCCCTATTGGACTTTCTACTCTAATACGCGGCAGCCCTGCCTCTTCGTCTAATTCAATTATGAATGGGACGAAACCGAATGTGATGTAGTGGTCTGCACCTGTGTACATCTGTACTTGTAAATCTGAGTGAGCAAAATAATTAGCGGCAATGCGAGTACGCTTATCAGCAAAAGAACGAGCACGGTCGCTGACCTGATTAGCGGCCGAGCAGTTAACTGCAGGAAGTGGTGCCATAACCTCTGACAGGTCTCTGGCAACGATATCAATAAAATTTGCAACGACATTTGCGTCTACACCCTCTGGAAAAAACTCTGGATAGACAGATGCAATCTTGCCTTTACGGACAGCAAGAACATCTTGTGCTCTAGCATCTTGGTCAGCAGCACGATGTTTAAGAGAGTCAACTCTCGCTGCAATTTGTTCAATACTTAGCAATTAACTACCTACCCTTATTTGTATTGTTCAGGAAATGTTTCTCTTCTTAGTTTTGCAATAAACTCAGCAGAGGCTCTTCCACCTCTTGCTTCTAGTTCTCGTTCTCTTTTTTGTTCAGCACCACGAATTTGATAAGTTTTTTGTTTAGGACTCATTGGTTTTTTCTTTGTAGCCTTTTTAACAGCCTTAACAATTTTTTTAGGATTAGGCATTATCTACCTTGTCTATTTCTTTTTTCTACTTGCTTAACTTTCTTTTCTGCTGCCTTAATTTCTCGTAAGGCTTTAATAACCCTACGGTCTGCTTCTTGTTGTTGCACTTTAAAAGCAAGTGGATTTACTCCACCTTTATTATAATCACGCTTGCCTACTTCACGTAGAATGTTAGTTTCTAACTTTGATAAAGGCTTTGGCCGTGGCTCACGCTCATCTATTTTAGAAGTAAACTTTAAACCTGCTGGACGATTTTGAGGAGTTGGTGGATTAATTGGTCCAGTATATTTCTTGGGTTTACGTGCAGGAACTCCAGTTCCTTCTCTAACAGCCTTCTTAATTTTTTCTTGATAAATGCTACGCTTACCAGGTGGTGGTGTAATTTTTTTAACAGTAAGGTCTTTAGGAACTTTAGTTGGTCTAGTTGGAATAGTTCCACCAGAACGTTTAAGAGCACCCATACCGCCTATAGGTTTGCGTGCTTCACGAGCAGCCTCACGGGCTTCTTTGGTAGATACCTTTGCTATTTTTTTCTTAGCAATATCAGCGGCACGCTTCTTAGCAATGATGCTAGCAATTTTAGCGACAGGCATATTATCTACCCATGTTTCTATAAACTTTACCTACAAACTTTGCACCTTTTTTAGCAATACCGCCTACTGCACGGGCAGCCTTACCATAAGGAACTGCATATAAAGCAGCATCAGAAACAGTCTTAGGAATAAATACATCGGAAAGTATTGGGGCAATTGGTGAAGTCTTTGATTTCTTAAAAGCACCAGGTGCCATCTTTCTAGATTTAGCCATTATCTATCCTTATCCGTATATGTCTTGCCATTGCTCTGCAAAGGCTTCGTCTAAATTAACTGAAAATCTTCTATCCTTCTGCGCTCTGGTTGCCCAGCGGTTATTGGCATACCTGCTTATGTTGCCAGTCTGTTGCATAAATTCCCTTGCTCTTAGCACAGTGAACCACAACGCCATAACACAGTCAGTCTTACCACGGGTATTAGGTTTCCAAGTTATTAACTGTTGGACTAGTGCCTTCATACCCTCTGAGTGTTCCGTAGAAGGAAACTCAATAACGTTATTTTTTTGGAACTTTTCATCTCGTAGAGTTCCCATTAGCATAGACATACCTGCTACACCAAAGTTAGAATCCCATTTGTTCTTGCCAGTAAAGTGAGACTCTAATCTACACCCATACGCTGCAAGCCAATTTCTTAAATCATCATCTAATGAGTAAGCCTTTTGATGAGCGTTAATCTCAACTCGTAGTTCTTGTGGTTTATATTTATCAACCAATTGCTCAATGGCTTCTTGAATCTTCTGTGGTGTTGGGTCTGACATATTTACACAGTCAAGAACATATATTCTGCTATCACGTCTGTTATAGGTAGTCACCACAAACGCGGCATTCCCGCCCATTGCGGGGTCAAACCCTATTATTGTATACCCCTCAATGTGCGTGGGATGTCCCACGGCACCCGCTTTCAGCGGGCCGCGTTTGCGTTGTCCATTAATACAACCTTGGACAATCGCTGGAGGAAATATATTATCTTCAGAAACATCTTCTTGTTGGTACACCAACGCCCATGTTGATGGTGTTACCTCACTACGTCTTCTTGCTAATGCTTTGCCGTCCCACTTCGGGAAGAATCCTTCTTCGTCAGGAACATCAGAATCCCCATCCCAGGGAGTATCCGACTTAGGCCAGAGCGTTTGCCAGTCCTTCGTACTTTCCGCATATTCCAATACAGCAGGCATACCCATATAAGTAAAAGGGCTTTTACCACCAGACCAGTGTTTGGCTTCCCTGAGTTCTTTGTAAAAATCTTGCGCTGCAATTCGTGTCCCTACGATTAATAACTTACCGTTCTTACCCAGACGGGTAATAACTTCTTTTTGTAGCCAGTTGATTTGCTTCTCATACTCGTGTGCGTTGGCTGTAGTAATGCAGTCATCAAGTATGATGAGGTCAGCACGTGCACCGTAAATCTGTCCACCCATACCAAGTGCTTGGATGGTTGGGTCTTTCTCGCTTGAATTTCGGGCATCGCCCCCAAGGTAAACGGTATCAACTCGCCAAGTATCTGAGTCTTCCTTCCAACCCCCTTCTGGTCCAAAAGTTGTTTGCAACTTTAACCATCTTGGGTGAGAGAGTCTCTGCTTGATTGCGTACACGAACTCGCGTGCTTTGATAAGCGTTTTAGAAACCACTATGATGCGGATATTTGGATTGAGGGCAATGCGATATGTGGAGTAGTTTACGGTTATGACTGTGCTCTTGGCGTGCTCAGGTGGCACGTTAATTAGCAGACGTGTTGGGTCAGCCTTTTCGTAAACCATACTAGGGTGGAGCCAAGAAGGCTCTCTATCCTCTAGTAGGTCAATCCAATCCATATGGTGAGGGAACACCCTCTGGTTTAAAAATATCTCGGAGAACTTAGGGAAATCTATTTCTTCTTTTGGGATACCTAGAGAGGCAAGGGAAGCATCCTTTGCGGTCTCCTTAGCCTCGGCTAGGTCTGAGGCAAACTTCTTATCTCGTAGGCACCAGATTCGGACGGTGTCAGGTTTCTTCCCGCACATCTCCATAGCCTTGTGGACAGAGTGGCCTTCGGCCACCAAGGCTAGAACTTTAGCCTTTGCTCCTGCCATAGCCAGCGTTTTTGGGTTAGTAGTACCCTTATTAAAAGTCATTAGTCCTGTCCCGTTTTCATTCTGTTACAACCTGTTAGTAACAGGTAGTAGATACAGTCTGTAACGCAAGTTCCTGAAGAACTTGCTACTATAAAAAATAAATAGTCTCTATATAGTATTAACCTGTCCAAATGGCCAAAACGGACGTTTTTGGCCCAACTATTTTTTAAAGCCTGCCCAAAAGTAGTACAAAATAGGACATACTGGGACAGTGGTAGGGGATATACTTTGTACGGGAAAATCTTTTCTGTAGATACATATACTGCTTCTACTCTCCATTAAACATCCTGGGGTCAATACGAGTTGACCCTAGTCTGCTACTGCTACCTATCATACTGAATAGAAACGTGCTGATAGGAGGACAGTCTTCGGCGCTTGCCCATACTTACTGGCGCCTCAGATAAGTTTAGTTTCTATCCTGACATGGCAATCAAGTCCATGGAAAGACTGGACTTGACAGCCATGTAATGTGGGATTTGTTTTTAGTAAATTACTAAGAACCGCATGGGATTTTCCCCTGCGCTGATTGCTAGGGGAAAAGTCCCCTAGTGTAAAGGAGATAGCACCATGAATAAGTTCTCATTTGAGAATGCCCGCGTTAACAAGGTCTGGGATAACAAGAACCGTTTCAATCTTGGTATCCTTGACACCAGAGCAGTTGCTCAACCAGACGGTTCCTACCAATCCGTCTTCGTTGCTTCCCGCATCGTGACTACTGCTAACCCTGACCACCTTGAGTTCATCCGCAAAAATCTTGTGGATACCGCAGAAGCAGTGGTCAACATCAATGGTTACATGGAAACCAAGGCTGGCAAAAAGCCTGGCACTTGGTATGACAATCTAGTAATCACCGATATCGCACTGGCCTAACCAACCAGCCGATGACATCATTTGCTTTGTCATCTTCTACGCAGTCTTTCTCATGCTCCCATGAGAATCCAGCCACTCAGTTGGATTCTCGTGAGGAGTATTGCGTAGAATGTAATCTACAACAAGAAGGTTCTAGTTGCGAATCAGCACTAAACCTTCACGAGATTAATAGATGTGAGCAGGAGTCAGAACCTGCTCTATCTATAGATACACCTGACGAGAAAGGGTTCAACCATCAATGGACTAACCGTGATGGCGAATACCTAGAAGGTGTATACGATATAACCAATCGTCTTCCCAGTTGGTTATTCCTTGGCAAGCATGTCTTCCCTATGTTTGAACCAGATGAGATGACTGCTTATCTGGCTCTTCCATCATGGGCTACGATTTGTAGCACATGCCATTATCAAATCAATAAATACATGGGTTGCTTAGAACATTAAGCAACAGGCAAGGTGGGGTTTCTGCCTCACCTTGCCACCAAAAATTTTTTTATTTAATGGGACCGCAAAGTAGGTTCATTGGATAACTACGAGTCGAACAGGAGATAGCAGATGTATCTAGATGTAGGAACCCTAATAGGTATTATGATAGCACTGGTAGGCAGCATACTTGCAATTGCCTACTCAATCTATATAATCAGACTACAAGACCAGCACATTGAACGCTTAAGTAGAAACAACTACGATAGAACTAGGAGAGAAACCCATGCGTAGTCAGTCAGAACTACTAAAGATTAAAGAAGCATTTGCCCTTGCAATGCTTGACCTGCTAGATGTATACGATGAACTGCTAGCCACAGGTAGAATCTATGTGGCAGATGACAGTGATGAGCCAACAGTAAATGACCTGGCCAAAAATCAGGAGGAATCCAATGCTTGATGAAGATACCCCAGTATGGGAACACACCGTGTGGATTATGGCAAAAGTTAGATGCCGAACTACACATATAAATATAGATACAGCAGGTAATGAAGCCCTTGATGACCCATCAGAATGGTATGTGTTAGAGTTTGATAAGGGTATTAAGCATAGCCAAGAGATTGTAAGGGTGAAATGATTGAACAACTCATTACAGGTTCATACCTCACACCATCACAGTCCTGGACATTCTTACTACTCTTTGGATATATCACATGGAGGTTCATTAGATGAAGAGATTGTTAGCAGGGTATTTAAGTTGGCTACTAGCGTTCTTATCAGCACCATTCTTTCCCAGTCCAGCATACGCAGCAGCAGTGGCAACGCAATTGCAGGCCAATTGTATAGACACATCTACCTGGACACCACGAGTGGCGAAGGCATACGCCAAAGCATTAATGAAGTGGAACTACCCCAACTGGAACAGGTCTGAATGGTCAGCCCTATCCAAACTTTGGGGTAAAGAATCTGGCTGGAAACATACAGCAGATAATCCTAAGTCCAGTGCATATGGAATTGCACAAGTATTAAATACTAAACCTGGAACGCCAGCCCCGCTTCAGATTGAGCGAGGGCTGGCTTACATCCAGCATCGCTACGAGAAACCATCAATTGCTTGGGCACATTGGCGCAACAAAGGATGGTATTAAGTTTCTACCTATGCACTCCAGCGCTCAAGGTAGGAAATCACAAGGCTAAAACTAATCAACAGCCTTCCTTGTGGGTGGTCCCGCCACCGTGAACACGGGACACTAACAACCAACAACTAAAGGAGATATATGGCAAGAGGAAATGGCAGGACTCTTAATGTTAAGATACCTACAGCCAAGGTAATCAAAGCATTAGAAACTAAGTTAGCCCAGATAAAAGTTGACTATGCAAAACAAGATGAGAATGAAGCAAAGTATCAAAAGCAAATGGAAACTTGGAGAAAACAAGTTACTAAATTTGCAGTTGCTAACATATCAAAGGCTGAAAATCTACGTACCAATTATCGTGCTTGGAATAATAATCTTAATGTTGACTTTGATTTAAAAGTTGACGAGAAAGATTTTCCTACAGAACCACAACGCGAGTTTGAATCAATGCATCAAACCACATACAATGATATGAAAGAAGAGATTGAGAATGCTATTCGTATTCTTAAAATGACAGATGAAGAAACGGTGTCAACATCTACTTACAATTCGATAGCAAGATACCTCTAAACAAATCGGGCGCCCGCCAAAAGGGGCGCAGCGCCCTCAAAACCAAAGGAGATAAAGTGGTAGAAAGCAACACAATGGATACACTTCGCAGTGAAGTAAAGTCCGAGTTGATTAATCAAGCAGGCAGATATAATCCAGATGACCGTGATGTAAATGTCCGCATCGTGGAGGATATCCGTGTAGCAATTGATGAGTTGGCAGATGGAGTTATACCATCAGCCCAACACATAGCAGAGGTAGCCATTGCTACTAATGAGAACCTACAAATCCGTGACTTCCTAATGGGTGTCCAATTAGAAACTGAAATGGATTTTGTTGGTGAGTACATCTCATTACTTGGTAATGTAATTGAAAAAGAAAAAGCAATTCCATTAGCCACAATATTTTGTGGATACTTATATCAAGTAGAACAAAAAGAATATGCAACACAATTCCTTGATGAGGTACTACAAATTAAACCAGATTATCCATTGGCTACATTATTAAAGCGAGTCTTTGCTGCAGAGTGGCCACCATCTGAGTTAAGAAAGATGGCAGAAACATTACATCCAAAAGTAATAGATACTATCTATGAAATTGAAGAAGGAGATACAACAGATGACAAGTGATACTATTATAGGTACAGCCAGGAAAGCAGCCTGGCATAAAGCAGGTGTTGCAGTTGAAGCAACATCAGCCAGTGAGGTAGCCAGTCAAGCAGGATTAGATTGGTCAGTATCTTTACACGACATAGAAGCAAACTATGTAATTCCAGGTAGCGATACAGTTAATCGTATACCAGTGGATAACAAAAAAGCGGTTATTAAAACCACACCATTTGGTGAGACATCAGCCATTGGTGTAGTTGGTAATCGCTACAAAGTATTTCAGAATGCTGAAATCTTTGGAGCACTAGATAACTTAATTGATTCTGGTGGTATGAGATATGCAGCAGCAGGTGAGTATGATGGCGGTGGTAAAGTCTGGATGTTGATGGAAACTCCAATGGAAATGACTATCGCTAATGACCCACACGCTGCATTCTTACTGGCCAAAACTAGCCACGATGGTAGTAGTTCAGTAATCATCAGACCAATCATTGAGCGTTTGTTTTGTATGAATCAAATCAATAAGATATACAAAGGCAAGAACAAGTATACTTATCAGTTGAGCCATACAACTAACGCTCAGTTATCTATATCAGAGATTAAAAATATTATTCAATTAAGTTATGATATGGCTACTGATTACACAACACTAGCAGATACATTACTTAGCAAAGAGGCTAGCCACGAACACGCAAAGAATTATTTCAAGCGTGTGTTTCCACTACCTACCAAGATAGAAGAAGTTAGATACGACCTTCTATCTACAGGTGAAAAGAAACAATACACTCGTGCTATCCAAGCCAGAGAAACAGCATTCAATATCTATGCTGCCTCTCCTACACAGGAGAACATACGAGGCACAGAGTTTGGTATGTGGCAAGCAGTTATAGAATGGGCTGACTACAATGCAAAGGGTAAGAACTTAGCATTGCGTGCCATCTCAGGTGCTAGTGATAACATCAAGACCAGAGCATTAGAATTGCTAGGTGTATGATGGGTAGAATATCAAACTATAAAGAATGTAATGTATGCAGACAAAATAAAATAGTAGTATCCGAATCATTATTTGCTAATGGTTTGTATGGCTATTGGTGTGATGACTGCGACAAAGCAGAGGGTGCTACTCACTCACAAACATCAATCAAAGTTAAATAATGGGTAGAAATTTTGCTACAGAACTAGCCAGTTCTGATACAGATTTAGAGTGGCAAATAAAACTACACTTACAACACAACCATTATCCAATGGTTCCAGTATCTATGGTAGAACCTTGCATATCCGCTATTGCAGCGTGTAATGAAGAGTGCTACAATAGAATGATAGAACTTCCAGAAGGTGTTCTCTGGCGTGGCCAGAGTTCAGCGCCTGCCCACGCCATCGTGGAAGGACACCACCTTGAACCGTGGTTACTACAAGAATAGGAGATAGAATGACAATGTATTACAGTGAGGTAGATGGTGCCGAACCAACAGTATCTATCCAGGTAAAAGATACTAAGTATACCTTTACCAATGAATCACTTACTAGATTAATAGAAGAGAAAGATGCTTTTAAACTAGAACTAGCACAAGTAGAACGTAAGTTAAAGAGTGCTCAGTTTGATGTAAGAGAGTTCTTTCAGGCTAGATATGAAACAGACCATCACGAAATTGTGGCTGAAGTAGATGATGTTAATAGTCTACTTAAAGATATAGGTAGCGAAGAGTTAACTAAGTCTTGGTCAGCAACAGTTACTATTACAGCCACAGTTACAGGTATAGAAGCACCTAATGCTGAGGCAGCACAGGAGATTATTGAAAACAATATTGAAATTAATCTTACTGAAGATGGTGATATATGGGTAGATGATATTACAGTAGAGTCTACCTACCCTGAAGTTTAGTATGTGATATACTAATCTTGGGTGCCCTGATTTCGGCTATCTCCTTTCTCAGGGCAACCCATAAAGGAGAGTAATGGCAAAGGTAGAAATAGAAAGAGATAGATATGGTAGACCATTAATAGTTCCACCATCAGGTGGAAAAGCAGTGGCCTATACCAGAGCAACTACAATTGCTAACTCATTAGATGATGCGTCAGCACTAGTAGCCTGGAAGATGCGTATGGCAGCAATAGGTTTAACTACCAGGCCAGACATATTACTATCTATTAGTGCAGCACAAGAAGATAAGATGGCAGTTAACTCTTTGATTGAAGATGCTATGCAAGTAGCAGGTGCAAACAAAGCAGCCAACATAGGTACAGCCATACATTCATTTGCAGAACGATTAGATTTAGGACAAGACTTAGGTGTAATACCACCAGAGTATTTGCCTGACATCAAAGCCTATGAACAAACAACTAAGATTCTCAACAACAAGTTCATTGAACAGTTTAGTGTGCTAGATAAATACAAAATTGCTGGCACACCAGACAGAATTGTTGAGTATAACGGTGAGTTATTTATTGCAGATATTAAGACTGGTCGAATAGACCATCCAAATAATATCTCAATTCAGTTGGCAATATACGCCAACGGCTTGCCGTATGATGCGGCTACGGCAATCCGTGGCAGTTGGGGAGAAATAAACAAAGACAAAGCAATCATTATCCATCTACCCGCAGGAACAGGAAGTTGTAAGTTAGTGTGGATAGATATTAAAGAAGGCTTTAAAGGTTTACAATTCGCAATGAAAGCAAGAAAATGGAGAGACCAAAAAGGTCTATCCTATCCGTTCGAACAGGAGAACAAATAGTGTCTCACTCAGAAGCACCAATCAGCATCACAATCAAGACAGCAGCAGGTAGTTTAGTAACAGTCCGTGCAGAAAACGGAACAGAACTAGATGGTTTAGTTGCACAAGGATTAGATGCAATTACATCAGCAACAATGGAACTAGAGAAAGCAATTCGTGGTTCTATACCAACACCTATGACAGTAGGACAAGTTGCATCAGCACTAGGCGCAAGTATCACACCACTAGATAACTCAACTACTACGCTTGGTGGACGCAATTGTCCACATGGAAAAATGACAGCGATTCAAGGAACAGGTAAAGATGGTTCTATGTATCGTGGTTATTTCTGCCCAGCACCAAAAGGTGCCTTTGATAAATGCAAGAATGTTTATCTAAAGACAACAGACTCAGCCTGGAACACATTTGTTCCAGAACAGGTTAAGTGAAAACACTTAGACGCTCAATCAAAAAAGCAGAAGTGGGGGGTGAACCATTGCCCCCTGCTTTTCAAGCATTTGAAAGAGCGGGAATTATACTACGCAGAGCAGAAGTAACAGTAATAGCAGGCACTCCAGGTGCAGGTAAGTCATCAGTTGCACTAGCAATTGCAGCCAGAACTAAATTACCAACACTTTACTTTAGCGCAGATACTAATGCTCATACTATGGCTATGCGTTTAATTGCAATGGCAGGTAATATGAGTCAAGCAATGGCCGAAAACTTATTAAAAAAAGACCCAGAAAAAGCAAATGAAATACTATTACTAAACAACCATTTATTCTGGTCATTTGAATCTACACCTACATTAAAAGATTTAGACGAAGAGGTGTCTGCATTTGAAACAGTATGGGGTAGAAGCCCTACACTTATAGTTGTAGATAACTTAATGGATATAGCAATGGATGGACACGAAGAGTTCCAAGGTATGCGAGCAGCAATGAAAGAACTTAAGTATCTAGCCAGAGATACAAACGCAGCAGTACTTGTATTGCACCATACCAAAGAAGGCTTTGAAGGTTATCCTTGCCAATCACGGTCATCTATCCAAGGTCTAGTCAATCAAATACCAGCAATGGTATTAACTATCGGGCAGATGAAACAGGGAGATGATAACTTCTTGTGTGTAGCCCCAGTTAAGAATCGTTATGGTAAGGCTGACCAGACAGGTAATAACTATGTTACTCTATCATTTAATCCTGAGTCTATGCATCTAGATGATGTTATGATTCGGTACCTACCACAACAACAGGAGTTGGGATGAGCAATCCACGCAAAGCAAAGGGTTCTAGTGCTGAACGAGATGTAGTTAATTGGTTAAAGAAATGGTTCCCTTATGCAGAGCGTAGAATTGCAGGTGCTCATCTAGATAAAGGAGATATAGCAGGAGTTAATGGTGTAGTTATAGAAGTAAAGAACCATAAACGATTAGATTTATCTGCCTGGATAAAAGAGTTAGAAATAGAAATTAAAAACGATAAGGCTTGGACAGGTGTAGTATTACATAAACGTATAGGTAAAGGAGATGTAGGAGAATGGTATGCAACTATGCCAGCAAAACTTTGGATAGAACTAATAAGGAAGATTAATGGACAAACATAATGTGGGTGACTACCTAGAATATGTAGGCGCCACCCTGCCAGCCGTGGGCAGTGGTTGGCGCAAAATGAAATGTCCATTTCACGGTGACAAACACGCATCAGCAGCAATAAACTACGATGAGAATAGATTTAAATGTTTTGGTTGTGAAGTTAAAGGCGATGTATACGATTTAATAATGTACAAAGAAGGAGGTAAATATAGTGAGGCTATCAAATTCGCAGAGAACATATCTCTTTCAAGCAGCGGAGGAATACGCAAGGCACATTCATCTAGCAGAGGAGTATCTTTCAACCCGTCATCTCTCGGTAGACGAAGCGAAAAAGTTTCATCTGGGGATAGTGAAAGACGCTCTTCCAGGTCACGAGAGTTATAAAGGTAGATTAGCAATCCCATACATTACACCATCAGGTGTAGTTGATATGAGATTTAGAAGTGTTAACAACCATCCAGATGAACCTAAATATATGGGTGTACCTGGGGCTAAGACTACAATGTTTAATGCACAGGCAGTACTAACAGCAGGTAACTATATATGTGTAACAGAAGGTGAGTTAGATACAGTAGTACTATCAGCCAAAACTAATCATCCATCTATTGGTATTCCAGGAGTAAATAACTGGAAGCCATACTATGGAAAGATATTAGATGATTTTGAAACAGTAATTGTATTAGCAGATGGAGACAATGCAGGACTTGAGTTTGGTAAAAAGTTAAGTAGAGAATTACCTAATGTTAATTTATTGCAAATGCCAGAAGGCCACGATGTTAATAGCATCATAGTACAAGAAGGAAAGGAGTGGTTAGATGAGCGAATTAGAAAATGCTTGGGAGAGTGATGAAGAGTTTTGGGATTTTGTAGGACAAAATAAACGTATGGTTGGTATGGCAATCTCAGATGGCCAAGGACTAGACATACTTAATGCACTACGAGATATCTATTTAACTATAGATAAAGAACCAGATAGTGCAAAGCGAATGCTCACACTACTAGCCACAGTTATATATGCCAGCAGCATAGGTGAAGGTCAACAATTTACAGATGAAATACAAGTACTATCAGCAATGGAACAATTTGATACCAGTATTAAGGAGATACTAGATGAAGAATCCAGGTGATATAGATACAATTACAAATGAATTAACTACTATTTTACTTAAGAAACAACAAGATTATGGCCCATTAAATATAGCCCACGCTCCAGGCGGGGCTATGAATGGACTAAGAGTTAGGATGCATGACAAGTTAGCAAGGTTAAATAACCTAGTAGATAAAGGAAACACGCCGAACTATGAGAGTATAGAAGATACTCTTATAGACCTGGCTAACTACGCTATAATCGGACTATTAGTACAAAGAGGACAATGGGAAGGCGCTGATTAAAAAGTGAACGAGGCGTGGGTACAAGAGTATGAATTGCTTGTATCCTCCCTTGCTTCCGAGTATTTTAGAAAGTATCCCATGCTTGAGCCTGCGGATATCAGACAAACATTATGGATGTGGTTTGTTACTCATCCAGTTAAATACACAGAGTGGTCTAAGTTACCAGCCAAAGATAAAGAAAAACTAATTGCTAAATCATTACGCAATGCAGCAATAACTTATTGTGAAAAAGAAAAATCCGTTAAGGTTGGCTATGAACTAGCCGACCTTTATTACTATGACGCCTCAGTTATTGAGGCGTTTCTGCCATCTATTATTGCAGATAGTTATGAACTGCCTAGTAAAATCAAAGACCTTAACTTTAAGTTTGGTAAAGGCGAAGTTACAGATGGAAATAATTGGCTAGTCTTACGGTCAGATATAGAGAAAGCATTCAATCAATTAGCAGAGGCTAAACAAAATATTTTAAGACTACGTTTTACTGCAGATAACTACGAGTGGAGTGACTTAGCCAAGGAATTAAATACTTCTGCAGACGGTGCAAGAAAACGAGTTGAACGTGCAATTAATTCTTTAACCAGAATACTAGGTGGTTGGCGTACATATAACGATACAGATGTAGTTGAAAATAAATCAGAGGATAATGATGACAGAACAGAATCCTAAAGAAATAAAAGATTTATTTAGAAAAGATTATAGTAAGGCTATGGATTTACGAGGCCATCCTATTGGGGATATATGTGTATGTGGTTCAGAATTATTTACTGCTATAGTAGCCTTTGAAATGGGAGAGATTTGCTTTTACTTTTTAGATGGTGAGTGCGTAGATTGTGGTTCACTAGTCACTTTACCTACACCAA